AAACAGGACGAGAGAATCACCCAGCTGGAAAAGAAAGAGGAGGAACTGGCAGCGAAATATGAGCAGCTTCAGAAAGGTATTTACCTTTGCGAGCAGTTTGTAAAAGCGAAAACAAAGCTCCTGGACGAGAAGATCAACAGCCGCTTTAAAACCTTGCGTTTCCGGTTGTTTATCGAACAGCAGAACGGCGGCATTGCAGATGATTGTGAGGCCCTGGTACCTTGTAAAACTGGCCTGGTGCCATTTAAGAGCGCGAACAACGCAGCACGTATCAATGCAGGCCTGGAACTGATTGACACGTTGGCCGAGTATTACGGCGTAGAGCTTCCGGTCTTTGTGGACAATGCAGAGTCTGTTACAAAGCTGACACAGACACAGACACAGGTTATCCGCCTGGTGGTATCCGAACCAGACAAGACCCTGAGATTTGAGAGAGGAGACAAGTGAGCATGACAAGAGTACACCCGCAGTTTTTGATGAATGGCATGAAAAAGGCCATGGAAACCCAGGACTTTGATGAATTTAACAAGGAACTTGCCAAGGGCATGAATTACTGGACAAACACATTAAACACAGAAATCGGACCGTTGGATCCTAACGAGGTGCCGCTGATCATTACCGCACTGAGAGAGTTGGCAGACACCTACGAGAAAGTAGTACCTGGTTCCGGAAAAATTGCAGACACTTTCCACGGGAATGTAAAAGCCCAGGTGCTTGTAATGAAAATGCCGAAAGGCAACTAATGGACGGCGAAATTTTTACAATCCGTGCCCGCAGGTGTAAGCGGTGCGGCAGACTCCTGACTAGCGCGGAAGCAGTAGAAAAAGGGTATGGTTGCCAGTGCGCTGCAAAGGCACAAGCTGAGGAAGATGAAAAGAAACCGATAACAGGACAAATGACCTTTGATGATTTATTTAAGAATATGGAGGAGTAGAACATGGCAAACGAAATGACAGTACAGAAAACGGAGAGCCTGAGCAACAGCGAGGCATTTACAAACAAGGTTTTAAAGGAGTTCGGCAGCAACGTGGCCGGAAGCATCCAGGTAACTGATTACCAGAGACAGCTGATCCAGGGATATTTTATCGCGACTGACAGAGCATTAAAGATGGCCGAGGAGAAGCGTGTAAGCAAGAACGAAAACAACAAGGATCATAAGTGGGACAATTCGGATCCGATCAACTGGAACACGGTAGACCTGAACGCCCTGGCACTGGATGTTGTGCACTATGCTCGCATGGGCCTGGACATGATGCAGGACAACCACCTGAGCGCTATCCCGTTTAAAGATAACAATCGCGTAGCCAGAACCGGCACAAAGATGTACGTGGTCAACCTGATGCCTGGATATAACGGAATCCAGTATATTGCTGAAAAGTACGCGCTGGAAAAGCCGGTATCCGTTACCGTAGAGCTGGTTTACAGCACAGACACCTTTAAGCCACTGAAAAAGAACAGAGAAAACCGCGTTGAAAGCTATGATTTTGAGATTAACAACGCATTTGACCGCGGGGAGATCGTTGGAGGATTTGGCTATATTGAGTATACGGAGCCGACCAAGAACAAGCTGATCATCATGACCATAAAAGATATTTTAAAACGTAAGCCGGACAAGGCTTCCGGAGAATTTTGGGGAGGTAAGAAAACAGCCTGGGAGAAAGGCCAGAAAGTGGAAGTTGAAACAGAGGGCTGGTTTGAAGAAATGTGTCTCAAGACCGTAAAGCGTGAGGTTTACAGTGCCAAGAACATGCCAAGGGACCCGAAAAAGATTGACGACGCCTATGAGTACATGCGTATGCAGGAGATCAGACTGGCACAGATGGAAACCCAGGAAGTGATCGACGCAGAAGCAAACCAGGTTGTAATTGACACGGAAGCCCAGGAGACACCGCAGAAGCCCGCGCAGCCGGCCTTTTTGACCGACGACGGAGGGCAGCAGGCTCTTGACCTGGGAAGCCCAGCAAAGCCGCAGGCGCAGCCACAGCCTGCACGTAACACCACGGCAGCGCGTAGCACAGCAACCCGCGCAGCAGGACCGACGTTTTAATGCTGATTAACCCTATTGCATCCGGCAGCAGCGGCAACGCCTATTACATAAGCGACGGGCAAAGCAGTTTGTTGTTGGATGCGGGGATCCCACTGGCACAGATACAAGCCGGATGTGGTTATAAGGTGTCACAGTTGAGTGGCTGTCTTGTGACACATGGCCACGGGGATCATGTGAAAGCTGCAAAGGCCCTGGCTCGCATGGGCGTGAATATTTACACCAGCCAGGGAACAGCAGACATGGCAAACCTAACCGGGCACCGAATTTGCACGGTGCGAGCACTGGAAAGCTTCCATGCAGGCACATTTGAGGTACTTCCCTTTGATGTTGAGCACGACGTACCGGAGCCGCTGGGCTTCCTGATCCGGAGCACAGTGACCGGGGAAAAGGTACTTTACTTTACTGATACGGTTTATATCAAATATACCTTTATAGGTTTGACACACATAATGATGGAAGCCAATTACGACCCTGAGACAATGGAGCAGAACGTAAAAGAGGGCCGCATACATGCTGCCAGAGCCAAAAGAACCATAGGCTCGCACATGAGCATTGAAACAGTTATAAAAACGCTGGAATCGTTTGATTTAAGCAGGCTGCAGCAGGTTTACCTGTTACACCTGAGCAATGACAACAGCCAGGCCGCAGACTTCAAGCGGCGCGTGCAGGCCCTGACAGGCAAAGAAGTGTACTTGTGCTAAAGGAGGTCTGAACAATGGCAAGAGCAAGGAACATTAAGCCTGGATTTTTTGACAATGAAATCCTGGGAGAACTGCCGGCATTGACCCGCCTATTATTTATAGGCTTGTGGTGCCTGGCAGACCGTGAGGGACGTTTACAGGACCGCCCCAAACGAATAAAAAAGGAGCTGCTGGGCTATGATGATGTGACTGCAGATGATGTTGACACCATGCTGCAGCAGCTGAATGACAACGGATTTATACAGCGATACGAGATCGCAGGAGAGAAATACATACAGGTAATAAACTTCTTGAAACACCAGAATCCGCACTGTAAAGAGCAGGCCAGTGTAATACCTGCACCCGGCGAGGATATGGGCCTAGGCGTTGTGGCAGGAATCCACGTAAAAGGGCGCACGGGAACAGCTGAAAACAGCCAAGACCTCCGGACTTATCAGACCGAAAAAGAGCAGGAAAACACAAAAGCACAATACGTGCACGGTGCAAGTACAGTGCAAACACAAGAACAGCACAAGAAAAGCCCTGCTGATTCTCTGATACCGGATTCTCTGATACCTGATACTAAAAAACATACGGTCGTTGCCGAGCAACAGACCGCCCCGGAACCGGAGAAACTTGACGACGAGGAAGAGGCAAAGCCAGGTAAAAGACAGCAGAGTCCTGACTGGAAAACAGCCAAGACACCGCTGGAAAAGAGCTTTTGCAGATTTTGGGACGCCTTTCCGGCAGTGCGGAAGAGAGCAAAACCGGCGTGCTGGAAGAAGTGGAAGCTGATCAAGCCAGACGAGGAAATGACTGAGCATATACTCCACGCCATTGAGGTAAGCAAGCAGAGCAGCGACTGGAAACGCGGGTATGTGCCTATGCCGCTGACCTGGTTGAATCAAGGACGCTGGGAGGACGTAAGCGAGGAGGTAAACGTAAATGAGCACAGCAACAATGGCAGCAATGCCGCAGGAAGCCATACAGCAGGGTTCCACACAGCCGGAGACTACTAAGCCGGACAAGTACAGCATAAGCACCGCGGAAGCCCTGAGAGAGGGGTACAGCGTGCCGGAGCCGGTACCGGAAACAGTAAGCTGCAAGTATTGTGGCAGAAAGCTGGAATATTACGGCCTGGTTAGCCCGGTAGCGCCGCGGCATGTGATCGTGTGGAAGAGTCGCCCGGAGCGTTGTACATGCAGCAAGGCGCAGGACTTCTGGAAAGACTGGGACGCAAAGGAAGAGGCCCGCAAGGCAGCTGAGGCAGAACAGAAAGCCAGGGAGGAAGAAATGCAGCGGTTCCGCAGCATGATGGAGCGCAGCGGCATGAAAGCAAGATTCCAGAACAGACGTTTTGAGAATTTTGTCCAGGACACCCAGGGACGCCGCCAGGCATACACCCAGGCAAAGAAGTATGCCGACAACTTCCAGCGTATGCGCCCGGTTAAGAATGATCGCAACCACATAACACCGCCGGAGATTGAGCGCAACGGCCTGTTTATGGCAGGCGGGTATGGTACCGGAAAGACCCACCTGGCAGCGGCCATTGCAAACCAGCTGATCAGTGAGGGAACGGCCTGCATCTGCATGACCATGATTGACCTGCTGGACAGGATCCGTGAAACATACAAGGCAGCTGGCAGTGACGTAGACGAAGCATACATCCTGAGCCAGTACGAGGATGTGCCACTCTTGATCATTGACGACATAGGCAGCGAGCAGCCGACGGAGTGGGGCGTGAGCAAGATATTTGCCATTATAAACGCCAGGTATGAGGGATATATGCCGACGATCATCACAACAAATTACAGCGGCCCGGAGCTGGTGCAGCGTATGACACCGGAGAGCGGAGACAGCAGGAACGCAGAGAAAACCCTGGATCGCCTGAAAGAGACATGCGTCGGGATTGATATGACGTGGGAGAGTTGGAGGGCAAAATAATGGAACCATGCAGACAGTGTGAAAGGTGCGGGATATACGGGGAATATTGGTGCCAGGCTTGCCGGTATCGATACAGCTGCAGAATTAACAAGAACATGACAAAACAACACAAAATAGAACATGGCTGCAAGTTTGAATGTACAGACATTGAATTTTGCACCAGGAAGGAAAAGAGAGGTTAAAACCATGAAAAATACGCTTACCGACCTGAACAATTATTTGTTTGAAGCGTTAGAGAGAATTAACGACGATAGTCTGACAGAGGAGAATCTGGAAAAAGAAATCAAAAGAGCAGAGGCAACCAACAAGGTAGCGAAAACAATTATCGATAATGCACAGATCCAGTTGCAGGCAATGAAACACATGGATGAATACGGTTACAACCAGAATAAGGGAGAAAAAGCAATTCCGGAAATGCTGGTTGTAAAGAAATCATGAAAAGATATCCGGATGAAGTAACGGAGTATATAAGCGCTCACGTAGAGGGCACGACAACAAAGCAACTTACATCCGATCTGAATAATATTTTTGCACGCAAGTATGATCTGAGATTTACAGAAGCGAAAATTAAGTCTTACAAAACAAACCACGGATTAAAAAGCGGCACAAAAGGCGGTATGCCAAAAGGTTTTTCCAAGGTTTATCCTGATGGAATGGAGGATTTTGTAAGAAGCATTGCAAATGGCAAAACCACAAAAGAACTGACAGAGGCGGTTAATGAAAAGTATGGGCCAGGAACAATTACAGCTAAAAAAATGAGAGCATACAAGAAGAATCACAATATTGTGAGCGGGATTGATTGCAAATTTCAACCCGGACATACGCCTGCTAATAAAGGAAAACCAATGTCTCCGGAGCAGTACGAAAAGTGTAAAGAAACGATGTTTAAAAAGGGGCAAATTCCACCGAACCATATAAATGTTGGGGAATACACGCATACAACGGATGGCTACCTGATTCGGAAAATACGAGAAACAGGAACACAGAGGGAGCGGTTTGAATTTGTGCATAGAGCTGTATGGGAAGAACACAACGGACCTATACCGGACGGGAAAATGGTTTCGTTTCTGGACGGGAACAAGGATAACTGCAATATTGAAAATTTGTTTTTGACAGATAATGCAACAAATTTGGAAATGAACCGTCAAAAATTAAGATTTAAAAATCCGGAGCTGACGGCGGTCGGCGAGAAAGTGGCACGTTTAAATATTGCCATAAGAAACAAGGAGGCTGGCTTGCACGAATGAAAAGCACATTGTATTGTGGCGACTGTCTGGAACTTATGAACCGGATCCCGGACGGCAGTATTGACATGGTGCTGAGTGATTTACCGTATGGCACAACACGCTGCCGGTGGGACACTCCGATCAACCTGCAGGAGTTATGGAAGCAGTACCGGCGAGTGGTAAAGGAAAACGGCGCCATTGTACTTTTTAGCGCACAACCTTTTACCACGGAGCTGATCAGCAGCAACAAAGCCATGTACCGCTATGAATGGATATGGAAAAAAACACAGCCCAGCGGATTTATGAACGCCAAGAAAATGCCGCTGAGGACCCACGAAAACATAGAAATATTTTACCAGAAGCCGCCGACCTATAACCCGCAAATGACGCACGGGCACCAGAGAAAGACAGCGACGGCATACGGAACTAGGGAATCGGATGGCAGCAGCTGTTATGGCCGGGAGGAAAGAAACTATACATATGACTCCACGGACCGGTATCCGGTGGATGTGCTGCAATACAGCACCGGGGACAAGTCCAAGCGCCTACACCCGACGCAAAAGCCCGTGGACCTGCTGGAATACCTGGTCAAGACCTACACGAACCCAGGAGAGACAGTCCTGGACAACTGCATGGGAGCTGGGAGCACCGGCGTTGCCTGCTTGAATACCGGACGGGAATTTGTAGGGATAGAGCTGGATCCGGAATATTACCAGATTGCAAAAGAAAGGATTGAGCAGCATGTGGAAAATATTTTTTGAATATATGGACAAGTCCAAAATTACATTAACGGGAAAAGGTTCTGACATTTCGCTTCGATTAGCAATGAAATACGACAACCTTTACAATCGCGAAGCGGTTAGAGCTGAGTATCAGAGATACCCCAAAAATAAATATGCTGCAATACCGCTGGAAGCGAAAATTAGACAGTTAAAAGAAACGGAGGAATGAGAGTCATGGGAGAAGAAAAGAGCCGTGATATTGCCGGCATTACAGTGAGATACAGTGACGGCAGCACAAAGGAAATTCAAAGCGGGTGTTGTGTGGACCTGGAAAAGGGCAGCGACGATTTATCGGTTGAAATGCTGAACGTGAAACCGTTTGACCTGGTACGCCTGGCATACGGCCT